ATCCGGGCCCCATTTACCGACAAGACCTTTGGACAGGAATACGACGAAATCCTTGGCTCGGTTAAGGATGCCCGGGAGCGCTACCAACGAGAGAACCCGCGTTCGGCTGTGGCTTCTGCTATCGGTGGCGGCGTTATCGGTGGCGGGCAGTTGATGGGAGCAGCCGGCAATCTCGCGAGCCGCGCACTGCCGAACGTTGCCAACCGCCTTAATCAGGGTCTGGCCGGGCGCACGCTCACGGATATCCTCGGCGGCGCTGGTTTCGGTGCTGTCTCGGGATATGGCTATGACGAGGGCGTACTGAAGGGCGCTGCAATCGGTGGTGGCCTTGGTGCTATAACCCGTCCACTTCTCGCCGCAGGCGGTTCTGTCATCAACTCTGTCGGCGGTCTCATGGGTCTCGGCAATCAGGGCAGGGCGCAGACGGCTATTGCCGATGCTGTGGCTCGATCCGGCCGCTCGGCTCAGGATATCAGCGATGAACTCGCTCGCGCGGCCGCAGCTGGCCAGCCAGAGTATATGGTTGCTGATGCCATGGGCAATGCTGGTCAGCGCATGCTGACGGGTGTTGCTCGGTCTCCGGGAGATATGCGGCAGACGATTGCAGAAACGCTTCAGGCACGGCAGGCGGGGCAAGCTGACCGCCTCGTCAACGCAGTATCCGAAGGCTTCAACGCTCCTCAGACCGCGGCGCAGGCGCGAGATGCCATGACGGCGGGTCGTACAGCGGCGGCAAACGCCAACTATGGCGCCGCACGTCGCGCAGCCGGAACCGTTGACCCAACGGGAGCAATTCAGGCGGCAGATGACTTCCTCGGCACGGCAGGAAGCATTTCGCGCACCAATATTGCAGATGACACAGTGGAAGGGGCAGTTCGCAGGGCTCGCAGCTTCCTTACCGACGGCCAGAACATCGTCAATGACTTCGATACGGCTTTTCGTGCAAAGGTTGAACTGGACAGCATGATTGAAAATGCTCGTCCGACCGTCCAGCGCGAACTGATCCCGATCCGAAACGCCCTAGACGACGCTCTTGCCTCGGCGTCTGATCTATATGCTGGCGCTCGTGACACGTTCCGGCAGCAGAGCCAGGCAATTAACGCAATCGATCAGGGCACCGCGGCTTCGTCTAGTCGCGTTCGAGCCGGTGACAGCATCCCTGAATTCCAAGCGATGAATGCAGAGCAACAGGCGGCGTTCAGAACAGGCTATGCAGATCCGATCATCGGTCGGCTTGAGGCTGCCAGCACTTCGCCTACCACGAATAAGGCTCGGCAGCTTCTCACGACCAAGACGGCGCAGGAGTTCCCCGCCTTTGCGGCTCCGGGTCAGGGCCCGCAGCTCGGGGAGCGTATCGCCCGCGAACAGACGATGTTCGAGACAGCAAACGCTGCTCTTGGCGGTTCTCGTACGGCTGACAATCTTTCTGACATCGCTGACGTTGGCGGCTTCGATCCGACGATGATCGGCGCCCTGGCGAGCGGAAACATCAAGTCTGCGGCTCTACAGGCTCTCACGAGAAGTGCAAACGCCCTTTCTGGCAGGAATACCCAGACTCGCGACCTTATCGCTCAGGCATTGATGGAAACTGCACCGACGCGCGCCAATGCTCAGCTTCTGCAAGCTGTTCAGCGGGGCGAAAACCTGTCTCGCATCCAGCAGCAGCTAATCAGGGCGCTTATCACTGGCGGCACTTCAAACGCCATCGCTAACTAAAACGGCCAGCCCACTCGGGCGAAATACAGGCCAGTAACAGTAACTATCCACGGCAGGGCATCCCATAGGGTGCGCTTCGATCCGTGAACTCGCTCCTCCCATGTCCGATCGAAGTCGGGAAGCATCTGCTTCTGCGGCTCGTTCGGATCGTGATCGATCGTCTTCAAGAAATCTCCAAAATCTGAGGTATCCAATGCCCCGCAACGGTTCCGGTGTGGCGAGCATCGTCAACACTTTTACACCATTGACGACCGCCGACGCAAATCAGGTGAACGCGAATTTCACCGATGTAGCGACGATGATCACGGATTCTCTGCCCCGAGACGGCCAGGCCGGGATGACTGGGCAGTTACTTGCCATCTCTGGCGCGACCGGGGAACCAGGAATTTCGTGGACGGCGGATCCTGACACGGGTATCCGCAGGCCCTCTGGAAATGAGATGGCCCTGGTGTGCGGTGGCACTGATATCTTCTCCGTATCGACCACAGTGGCGACATCTACCGTCCCCGTTGCCGTCAATGACGCCCCGACAACCGGAGACCACCTCACCAACAAGACCTACGTGGACGCGCAAAACGCCATTTGGTCTCCCATAGGCAAAGTTGACATGTTCGCGGGTAACTCGGCCCCTACTGGTTGGCTTGAGTGTGACGGGGCTGCCGTGTCCCGCACTACATATGCCGCCCTCTACGCCGTTATCGGCACTGTTTGGGGGGCGGGCGACGGATCGACAACCTTCAACGTCCCAGATCTCAGAGGTGAGTTTGTCCGAGGCTGGGATCATGGGAGAGGCATCGACGCAAGCCGAGCCTTCGCTTCCGCCCAAGCGGACTCGATCAAGTCTCACGCCCACCCACTGACCGACTTTAAGCTTGTCAATGCTGACATTATCCAGCCGCCACAGACAGGCTCAGAAATTTCCAAGGCCGGCCCAGGGAGTGCCGTAGACACCGGATCTTTCGGCGGCTCCGAAACGCGCCCTCGAAACATCGCCCTCATGTTTATCATTAAGACTTAAGAGGTCACACATGCCCAGAGACAACAGCGGCGTTGTGACGCTGCCGACAAACGATTCCTCCCCGGCTGCCCCTCGCAACGTCATCCGATCATCAGATTTTAACGAGCTGATGACCGACATTTCCTCGATGATGCAGGACAGCCTTTCCCGATCCGGCAAGGGAGGGATGACCTCAGATCTAGATCTTGATGGCAACGACCTGCTCAACCCTGGGAATTTCGGCCTTTTGGTCAAAACATATTTAGACACTCTGCCGGTGGTGAACGACGGCAACATATCAGGCCTCTCTGCTGGCGACTACTACTTCAACGGCGGTTTGCTCGCCAAAGTCCTCCCGTAAATAGGTAAAATCACCATGAAATCTGTACGCTTCGCGCTCGCGGCGTTGACGGCGCTTGCCTACTCGTCTGCTGTTTTTGCCCAGCAGTTGCCGTCCCCGGCATTCAACAACCTGACGGTCAACGGCAATCTCAACCTGCCCTCCAAGTCGGCGAACAACTTCTTCGCCGCCCCGGATGGCAGTTCGGGCGCTCCGACGTTCCGCCCGCTTGTTGTGGGTGACATGCCGGCTGATATGTCGGCTATCGGTATCACGTCCCTTTCGCAGGCGAAGACGGCCGCTCAGTGGATCACCTATGTTGGCGGCAACGGCATCATTCCCGGTTGCGTTGGCAATGGGATCGCCGATGATACGACGTGCCTCACGGCGGCGATGACGGCGCGCCCCTTTGGCACTCTCCAGCTCGGCAACGGTATCTATCGCATCACCAGCGGGATCACCATTCCGGCAGGCCTGACGGTTCTCGGCAACGGTGGCGGTGGTGGCCAGTACGATTTCACCTGTGATGTCGGTATCCGCGTGGCTGCCGCTGGCATTAACGCAATCACGATGTCGGCCGGCTCGAAGCTGCTGAACACCTGCATCGACTATGCGACGACGCCGACCAGCAACGCGGCGGTCTTTGCGGGCGCCAGTGCAAACAGCGTCGTCATTTCCGATGTGCAGATCAACAAGGCGTTTATCGGCATCGACATCACCGGGAGCGGTGGCACGCAGAACGTTGATGGCGTCATCCGTCACAACGTCATCACTCCGCGCAACGTCTCCGGCGCGATGGGCATCCGCGTGGGGAACGCCTCGACGGGCGCCAGCACCGTAGACACGCAGATCCTCGGGAACACCGTTTATTGCTATGACGGTGGCCTTTCCGACGCGATCGGCATGAAGTTCCTCGACAGTGGCGGCTCACTTGTCACGGCTAACGCCGTCTATGGCTGTGGTGTCGGAACCCAGATCTACCCCGGCGCCAACCAGGCAGCCATCTGGAACTACTTCACCGGGACCGTGGTCGGCGACACCAGCAAGACGAATGACCTTTACATCAACACCTTCGCGGCCTCTGCTCAGGTGCGTGGCAATCAGTTCGCTGGTTCGTGGACTTCGAGCGCCGCCGCTGAGGCCGTCTACATCGATAACAGCGCAAGCGGTGTCGTCTACGGCAACCACTTCGTCGGCCACCGTGCTTACATCTCCACCAATCAGACCGGGTTCCGCGTTCGTGGCGGCGCTAAGTTCTCGCTGGACAGCAGCACGGTATGCGCGGGCGCCACCAGCACCGGGACGGCCGTTCTCATTGAGGCCTCGGCCAGCGATAGTGCTGTGCGGGGCAACTCGATCGGCGTCTGCGATAACGTCGGCGGCGGCACGCTGACCAACGGGATTTCGATCACCCAGAGTTCATCAAACCTTGTTGGCGTCGTCGCCAATAACTCGATCATCGGGACGACGAACGCCTTCGTCTACACGCCGACTGGTGGCAATGCGACCTCTGCCATCATCCACGACAATCTGGGCGTTGATAACGCCGGGGGCGCCGTCACTGGCGGGACGACGATCACCTTGCCGGTGACGAAGTTTGTCGTCGTGAACGGCCCGGCGACCGTGACCACCATAAACGGCGGCTGGTCATCCAGAGAAGTCACGCTGTCGAACAATGGCACGATCACCTACAACACTGGCGGGAACATCTGCAACGCTCTCTCCGGCGCATCTGGAACCCTGACAACCGCCATTTATGACGGTAGCTCTGCCTGCTGGCGCCTCAAATAGGAGTTGCGGCGCCAAAACCTCGCTTATAGTGTGCACGCCAGTTTCTTTTGGGAGAGTTGGCGTGCAGGTTGAGGAAATCATCAACAAATACCGAGTGGCAGAAGGATATATCGAGACCCCGGAGGGTTGCTGGACGAACTTCCTCGGCCTTCACACCAAGACGGATCTGTTCGTCGGCGGCGAGAAGCATAACGGCGAGTTTGTCCACAGGATGCCGATCCCTGATGATGGCTTCTATGGTGGCGCTTATGAGCACGCCACGCTCCTGACGGCGATCGATATCCGCCGAGGCCATCACAAGTTCACGGCTGTAGAGCTTGGCGCTGGCTGGGGACCTTGGATTTCAGCTGCCGGCGTTGTCTGTGCCCGCGCTGGCTTCCCGAATATTCATCTTGTCGGGGTCGAAGCGGACGCTGGCAAGTATGAGCGCATGCGGGAGCATATGCGGATTAACGGCGTCGATCGTCGCTGTGATGTCAAGTTGATCCGCGGGGCCGCATGGGAAAGCGACACTACGCTCTCGTTCCCGAAGACAGAGGCGCTCGACTATGGCGGCTCCCCGACCGAGAGCAAGGGGAACACTGACTATCGCGGCAAGGAATACGAGACCGAGGAAATCCCGGCGTTCTCCTTCCAGACGATCTGCCGGGATCTCGACATCATCGATTTTGCTCACTGGGATATCCAGGGTGCAGAGTGGAACGTGGCGCAGAGCTGCAAGGACTTCCTAGACGAGAAGGTCCGCTTCATGTTCATCGGCACCCATAGCCGATACATCGAGGGCAATCTGCTGAACATGTTCTTCGAAATGGGTTGGGACGTGATGCACCAATCACCGTGCAGCATGCTCTACGATCGCAACAGGGCAAATCTCGTGGCTATGACTGCCCAAGACGGGACGATGGCTCTCCGGAATCCCAAGCTCGCCTGACCAGGCCTCAAGTACAACAGACGCACTCTCAGCCCCGCCATCGAGCGGGGTTTTTCTTTGCCATCATCAAAGGTGAACCATGAACAGAGCCGCGTTCTACGCAGCACTGCGCCGACGCACGTCTGGCGTATTCGGAACTAGCTTGTCCACGAAGCAGGTTGCTGGCATCGAAGCCATCATCGATGAAGCCGAACGGCGCGGCACGAGCCTCTTTCACCTAGCGGCCATCCTTTCGGAAGCGTATCACGAGACGGGCGGCCAGATGGAGCCTGTCAAGGAAACCGTCTACGCCAGCAGCAAGGACCGGAATCCTTCTGACGCAACGGTTATCGCTCGCCTCGATGCTGCGTTTGCTAAGGGGAAGTTGCCTTGGGTGTCGAAGCCCTATTGGCGCTCGGGATGGTTCGGCCGAGGACTTATCCAGCTCACCCACGAGGCCAACTACGACAAGTTCGGGGTGACGAAGGAATCTGCCCTCGACCTCAAGACCTCGGTGCGGGTCATGTTCGACGGCATGTCAAAGGGCCTGTTCACCGGCAAGAAGCTGTCTGATTACGATTATCTCGTGACCAAGACGCCGGCAGTGCCAGGCTTCCGATATTACGCCTCCCGCGCCATCGTGAACGGCGACACAGCCGCGAACGGGGCGAAGATCGAGGAATACGCCAAGGCCTTCGAAAGCGCTCTCAGAGAAGCCGGTTACAGGCAAACCGCGCCCATCCCCACTCCCAAGCCTGAACAGCCCGTCAATCCGGAGCCGCAGCCGGCGCCAAGCAAAGGCGGATTCGCAAGGCTTCTCGAAATCATCCTCAACATCATCGCGAAATGGAGAGCCTGATGGCTGCCGTCATTGCCCGCATCATCCTGCGCTATGGGGCCGGGTTCCTCGTCGCAAAGGGATTACTTGCTCCAGAGGCCGGGGCACAGCTTTCCACGGACCCGGATATGCAAATGCTTCTGCAGGTAGGAGCGGGCGGTGTGGCCTTTGTGGTATCCGAGGGATGGTATTTCTTCGCTCGCCGGATGGGCTGGGCGAAATGATCGGTCTTCTCGACATTCCTAAGCTTCTCGCCGCTATGGCGCTTGGCATGGTCGTGGCTGGGCCTATCGCCTACTTCCAAGGCAAAGCTCACCAGCGCCAGGCTATGGCCGTCGAAACCCTCGAATCCTCCGTCAAGATCCTCCGCAAGAAAGGCGAGATCGATGCGCAAGTCTCTTCTTCTGCTGCCTCTGATCTGTGTGCCTCTTATGGCCTGCCAATCGACGACGAAAGGGAATGCGTGCGACGGCTTCAAACCGCTGCGGCCGAAACTGGAGACGACGGTCTACATTCTCCAGAATGATCGCCCCTTTGCGAACGACGTAGCCGCTCACAACCGGCTTCTCCAAACCCTCAAGTGCAACAACTAAAGGACATCTCATGCGTTCCATGGAAGAAATCGTAGCAGCCGGTGTAAAATGCCAAGCGGCAATCGATAAGCACCTCACGGCGGCTTATAAAGAGGCTCTGAAGTGCGCGAAGATCACCGAGAAAGGTGTGGCTGCCGGGATGGTGTCGAAGGCCATCGCCGCCAAGACGATCATTGCAGACGCACGATCGATCCCAGGTCAGATTGCACTGGTTGCCGCGGCGGCTGCTCGCTTGCATGCTGAACAGACCCGTATTTGCCAAATGAACGGGGTTGATACCCCGGCTCCGGCATCAGTAGGCGGCGTTGAGATCAGTCCCATGGGCGGCGGAGGGCGATAGCCTATGAACCAATACGAAGTGGCTCTCCTCATTAGCGCGATGGTAGCCGCATTCCTTGCCCGGGGTCTCCCTCGGGCTTGGCTCTGGATCGCTATCGGCGCCCTGTCATTCGTCGTTTCAGCCACATGGTGGCGGCTTGGGATGCCGTATCACCCAGCTGCGACACTCGCCTGTGATGCCATGGTTTGCCTGGCCGTTTACTCTTTGGCCCGGGAAGAATTCGAGATCTGGATCTTTAATTTGTTCCGCTTGTCCGTCCTAGTCAGCCTCCTGAAACTTTTTGGCGTAATTCAGGAGAATTGGATATACGCAGCAGCCTTGGAGTGTGTTAACTTCGCTGCGTTACTACTGCTGGGTGGTACTGGAATCTTGGCGGGGACTGCCAATGGAGGTCATACTTTCGGCTCTTGGTTTGGCAGTCTTCGTAGGGTTGGGGTGTCTTTGCGTTCGTCTAGAAAAACGCCTCCGTGGTTCTCGGTTCCGAGATAGCCGAGATGGAAGATAACCTCATTGCAAAGATCGTCGGCGTCCTTTCGGGCGCTTTCTTGTCTCTCTCGTACGACCCACCGCGCTCTAGGGCTGGATTCTTGCGGCGGGGCGCTTCCAGCATTCTGTTCGGCTGGGTCTTCGGCGAGCCCACCCTTATCTTTCTAGATTGGAAGACTGATTACAACAGCACGGTGGCAGCCTTCTGCCTGGCGTCTATGGCCTCATGGTCGGCGATCGGCGTGCTTAAAAGAGTGGTCGAGGCGTATAAGAGAGAAGGCTAACGATCAATCCAAGACCACGATCTGCCCACCTGAATCGAAGAGATATGCGCCTGTTTTACCCCATATCTTTGTGCGGTATCTTCTTGCCTCTCCTTTCCTTTCAAGGCGATGATTTCTCTCACCTCTTTTTCCGTTAGTTTCGCATTTACGTGTCGTTCCCCTCGCATGTCTGTGCCATGAACAATTCGGTCAGCTTGGTTTTCGGCAGAAGTTTTCCAAGAGAGGTGCCTTTTCGTTACGCACCCAAGATGCCCATTGCCGCAGGAGTGAGCCGCCTCGTGCTCAGGGGTTGGCGGTGGGCCATTCTCCTCCTCGCAAGCCATTCTGTGCACTGACTCTAATTTAGAACCGATCATTATCCTTCCATAGCCGGCGCCCGTAGCGTAGGGCCATTTAAGACATTCATCGCCATCATATTTCAAGACAACTTCCTTGTAGAATCTCATAGGCTCGCCTTTTGATGGCCTTAAGACCGCGTCAACGGAGCCGTATTTACTCAAACGTGTCTTGTGCTTTTGGCAATGGATGGTGCTTCCGCTCTTAGTCCAGTGAGCGTTGCCATTGCAGCCTGGAACGGCGCATGCCCTGAATTTATCGGCCATTGAACCTCCTTGCCTTCAGGTTCAATGAACCTGTTGAGAAATACGTAAACGCGGCCACTAGGACCGCGCAACGTCTTGATAAACAAGGAAGAAGGATGGTGGGCGTGACAAGGATCGAACTTGTGACCCCTACGATGTCAACATTCTTCTCCCAGGTGAAACCACTGTATATCCGGGAAAGGAGCACTACACAATTCGCTGTTTCAGGCATCGGAATCATGTTTCGTTCTTATTCACAGGTTCGGCCGTGCCATGGAGCACTTCGCATTTCTACATCACGTCCTGATACGAGTGCCTAAGTATTATCTTTCTGACAGAACCGTGCGTGATCGGGAAGTCCCGTGAGATAGAAGAAAGACTTTCTCCTTCACTGCCCCTCCTGCGTATTTCGCGTACGTCACCATCGCTCAGCTTCCTTGCAGGACCCCTGCTATACGTGCCGTGCATGCGCTTGTCCTGCTCGTTCTCGCTTGGGGTCTTCCATGAGAGGTGGCGTTTGTTCACGCACGCCCTAACGCCGCACTGATGCGAGGCGTGGTGTTTACTTGTTGGGGGCTTTCCATGCCTCATCTCGCAGATGCGCCTATGCGGCTTGTAAAAACCAACTGCATCCTGCGCTTGTGGGTATCCTCTCCGGTCAAGAGAGAAGGGCCATATAACGCATTCATCGGTTTCTTGTGAGAATGCTTCTGCAACGAATTTTGTAGTTGCGCCTCTAAGTACGCTCATTCGGTTTCTCGCCTCTCCGTTATGGCGCTCAGACTGTACCAAATGAACTACGTAAAGGGAATCCTAGAACGTCAGTGACGACGCGAGATTTCGCAGGTAATTCGGGCTGAACCGCGCATAGACCTTTTCGGTGATTTTCGTATTGCTGTGCCCGAGAAATTGGGCAATCTCTGACATGCTGTGGCCGTCCTCGGCCATCCATACCGCCGCCGAGTGCCTGAGCACATGTGGCGAGACTTCCGGCAGCCCTGCTGCCTTCCCTGCGGCCTTCAGACCCTTCTTAATCGACTTCACGCGATTGCCAGCCCATTCGATGACGAATGGCGACATGGCACCCTTCTTCGCGTCCAGCAGATCCTTCCGTAGCTGATCATTCATCGGCACGGCGGCGCGTCCCTTCCTCCTGACGCGATCGAACGGATTCCGCAGGTTGATAATCCCCCTTTCGAAATCTACCCTATCCCATGTCAGCTCAAGAGCCGCGGTGCTCCGGGCCCCTGTGGCGATCAAAAGACGTATCGCCAGTGAGATATGAGGGACGTTCGCGCATGAACGCAGCCTGGCAGCCTCTTTCCTCGTAAGGTGATATTCCTTCGGGTCTGGCTTTGGCGGGCGCTCGATATGGGGCGCCTTGGTGATAAGGCCGTTATTCTCAGACCATTTCAGCACCATGCGAAGGTGGCCTAGCTCTGTGTGGATGGTCCCATCCTTAATGCCGGCGCTTCTGCGCTCTTCTGTATGGGCGCGGCAATCAGCTATCGAGACGGCAGAGCCTTCCAATCGCCCAAACCTTGGCTCAAGAGCCTTCCATGTGTGCTTCATGGTGCCGATGACAGCCAATCCCGTCTTATCGAGAACGTAGCTATCCCATAGGGCCTTAACGGTCGTTCCTACTGGACGCGTGAGTTCCGCGTATCTAGCCGGGGCGCGGCGGGACGCCTCCTGAGCGTCCGAGGTGCCAAGTCGATAACGTCTGCGGACTCCATCTTTGTCGTCCCAGGTGATACAGAACTCTCCTCGGAGTCTGGTAATCCGCCATTCTGGCATTCGAAACTCTCCACGTCTTCTTTTCGGATTCTCAGCAGCTTGCCGCCAAGGCGGAACGAAGGCAATTCGCCCGATGATATCAGGTTGCGGACATGTCGTTCCGAACATTCCCAACGTTCCGCCAGTTTCGACGGTGTGAAAACAGATGTCGTCATGCCTCAGACACCTCCATGACCTCAAAGGCTTTGCGGATGGCCCATTCGCGTTCGACTTGCGGTCGCATCAGCATCCACTGCGGGCTATAAAGCGCGATCGCCGGTATCATTCCGCTTCCAAAATGATTGTCTTTCGATTTCTCAGACGCAGTCATGGTGTCACCATATCCATGGCCAACAGTCATATCCGGGTCCGCGCCAATTGCGGCGCAGTACGCACGTGCTATGGCTTCGATCTGTTCATTCGTCAGCATTTTCATCTCCTTGCTTTGTTGTGCATTCCGACGCTAACCCGCTGTGGGATGAGGGGTGAGGTCATGGCACTCTCCTGACGCGGCGCCATTCCGCCAGAGCGCCTTCAATGTCGTAGCCAAACCGCTCGTACATATCCTGAATGTCAGCGTCCCAAGGGACACAAGCCTTGATTCCGTGGTGAATACCGTACCTCTGCCCGCAGTCGGGGCAGCCGATATGCTCGGCCGCGCCGAACCGATTGATAACGTCAAGGCGCTTGTGCCAGCCAAGGCGGCAACGGATTTTGGTGATCAGCTTCATTCCCCCGCCTCCTTTCTTCCCTGCCGGAGGGCGTTGGTGGTGACAAACTGACGTGCCGGCGCGTGCTGGATGAAGCCGTGTTCGTCTAGAAATACGCACAGGAGCGTTTCGCCAGATTGGTTGTATCCGAATGCGTCTCTGTGCTTGCCGAAGATGAAGGCGACGACGATACATTCGGTTTCGTAGTGCGACGGTTCGGAGAAGCCAGACGGCTTTCTCCACGTGCACTTCATGGGGAGCGTTCCGTGTTCAGCCATTGCTCTGCTCCTGTCGCGTTTCAGAATGAGTCTGGGCCTTGGCTCCCCAAGTACGATCGATGAATGAGATCAGCGCGTGGGCGTCTTCCATCGACCAAGTTTCACCGAAGGCCGCGTAGCAGACGCGATCTTTGTGCTTGGCTTCGGTCCACGGCATGTTCGACTGATCCCAGCCGGCCCATTTCGATAGGCCCTCAGGCTGGCGGCGTGCTTCGGCCAGCTCGCGCTCAAGCTTCTCGATGCGGTCGGCGGCTTCACCCATGATGCGCATGTCAGCCCCGGTGCATTTATCCGGCCCCTCCTGTGCGTCATCCCCCTGCGCGGCGAGGGCGGCGAGCCAAATACTTTGACCGCATATACAGCGGAACACGAATTCGTCATGGAGAAGCGCGCCTATTGGATTGCGAAATTCAAGCGCGGCGTGAATGAGGATTTTACGGGCGGTCCATCTCCTCATCCTCCTCATCTTTTTGTCTCCACAGAAATGCGGGCCATAGGATCTAGAAGAGCGCATAGAGCGTTCCAAGTGTCAGCCGCATCTTGTTGAACGGAAATCTCAATTCCTTCGTGATGGCCTACAGCAGACCATGCCCGGCCGATATGATCCCGCATCGTGGCCCACTCTCCATCCGCCTCTGTCTTGGTGGTCGATAGGGCGTGGGAAGCTGCCTGCGACTCTGCAAGCTCATCTGCTGGGATGAGGGCAGACATGATGCGATAACCGTAGTCGTTCTGCGCTGATGCTTTGGCGGCTTCAAGAGAAGACCACGTCTTGCTGATGCCGAGATCCGTTCGCCAATACTCCATATCGCGCGTATCGAGGATGATGATATATTCGCCGAAAGCGTGTTTTGCTTTCCATCGCGGCGCGCTTCGATCTCTATCGTGATAATCTACCCATTCCAATTCCCCCACGCCCACCGGTGCGACAATGGAGGGGGAGGCGAGCGCCGCTCTTGCCGCTTGAATGTCAGAGTGGCGGATGGAATAAGCCCCCGCGTTTCCATGCGGTTTTGCTGGTATTTCCAAGCGTGCCAACGGCTCAAGAGCTTGGCGGAGTTGTTCTGTATAGGCTCGATTGTCGTGGGTTTGTGATGCGAGCCGAGCGAACTTGCGCATCCGTTCACACCAGATGGCATAGTCCTTCGGCGTCATGTACTTGCGATTGTCCCAGTCGCATTCGCGGGCAAGCGCTTCGACTTGATCGTCTGTTCCGATAGGCCTCGACGCCAACGCCTCCACGGCGGCGACTTTCATTTCGTCGGTGATGTCGGTCATGTCAGCGATCCTTCGGCCTTGGAGAACGTGCGAACGGTCACGACCTTTTCCTCTTCGGTGCAGGTCAGATCGTAGGCGCTATCCATCCACTCGATTGCTTCAGGCTCGCCGTGCTTTCCGCCTCCGTACCAATAGGTCCAGCCGACCCAAGAACCGTCAGGGAGCTTTGCCGCGACGGCTTTGGATTCGTAGTGCCGAGACCAGTCGCACTTGAGACCGGTTTCGAATTCACCTTCGCGGACTTCGCTTTGTGCGTCCCAATGCTCGTCTGCATCGACAAGGCCTTGATACGCGTCGTCGATCTCTTCACCGGTCAAATCGGCCAACGGCGCAACCTCGCCGTCGTTGAACCTGGCATGGACGCCAAGAACGAGATACTTCACCTTCTGCTCTGCGGTATGTTTCGTCTCGCTCACTGTACTGCTCCTATGGGAATGAAGGGGGTCAACGGCCCTTGCGTGCATCGATGCGCGCCTGATTGATCACTGCGGTTGCAAAATGAACGGCGTCGTCGCCCATGTCCGAAAAGAGGCCGTGAATGGTCAGGGCCAGGACGTGAGGATTGATGCCAGCCGCTTTCCAGAACTGCTCTTCGTTGCCCGAGTGCTGGCGGCTGTGTTCATCTGCGTGGAGCGGCAAAGCCCAACGATCCGGCGCCTTGCTGCCTTTTCCCCGGCCGTAATGTCCGTATCGAGGCGCGGCATAAGACAGGTGCGCAGCCTGGACCGGTGACTTCCCGGAAACGACGCAAGGAAGCTCATGGATGAAGGACAGATAGTCCTTGTTCTTGGTCGGCTTCCTGTTCGGGAAGGTGTATGACTGCTGCGGCGCGACACGAAAACCACCCATCACGCACGCCCCGTCCAACGGCGGATATGCTTCACAACGGCCAGCGGATGCGGCAACTGAGGCTCGGAAGGCTTGCGAAGTTCTTCCTTCCGCTCGGCGCGTTTCACCTGCCACAGGGCATTCCCGATCCGCGTATTCGGGTGGCGCTCGCAGATTGTTTCGAGCAACTTGATCTTCTGGGAATCGTTCATGCTGCACCTCTCATGGGGTCGATAAAACCTTGGCGCTCGGCCTGGTGAAGCTCGACGCCGTTTTGCATGCAGAAGGCCAGGGTGTATTCAATGAGCGAGGCAGCGCGGCGCGTTGTCATTCGCGCGCTGCTTTCACGAATGGCGACAAACTCGCCTTCAAGGCCGGGGATAACTTCGCCCCCCGCTTTCGTTGCCACTCCATGACCGCTGATAAGCAGGGATTTCCACTCATCCGGCGTTCTGGTCTTCCCGGCCCACTTGACAGGCGACCTGGCAAGATCGGCCACGATGGCGTGAAACTTTGCGTTCTGGTCATTGGTCCGCTTCGGCTCCGATACGGACACAGAGAAGCCTTCAGGCGCCGACTGGACAGCCTTCAGAGCATTGTTGCGAACCCGGTCATTGATGAGGACGAAGCGCGAGGCCATGGCTATTCCCACTCCATGACGTACTTCTTGGCATCTTCCTTAGTCATGGGTTCGCCTGACCAATCGTTGACGATTTCACCATCAACAGCGTCTATCAGTTCGCAAAGAGCCTGTTTTTGCGCATCGGTGTCATGTTGAGCCATACAGCTCATGCTGACTTCCCCGCCCTCTACGTACTTACGCAGAGCTGCCATGCTGGCATCGCTTTCAAGGTCCCATCCTTTGAGCGTGCCCCACTTCAGAGTAAGATGCTCGCTCATGGTCAACCCCTCCATTCAGGGGCAAACGGAATATCGTCGTCCATGTCGCGGGCATACGATCCACCGCGCGCCGGCTCATCCTGGCTGTCGTAACCTGTCTGTTCACGCTCTGGCTTTGCGGACTTCTCACCGCTCGGGCCATCCAGCATGATCAGCTTGGCGTCGAAGCCCTGCAAAACGAGTTCGGTCGAATATCGGTCATTGCCCGAAGTGTCCTGCCACTTCCTCGTAGCAATCTTGCCCTGAAGCAGAACATGGCTGCCCTTCTTCAGGTATTGCTCTGCGACCTTGCAGAGGCCTTCGGAGAAGATCACAACGGAAAACCATTCGGTCTTTTCCTTGCGTTCTCCGCTGTTGCGGTCTCGCCAAGTCTCGGCGCTGGCGACCCGCAAGTTTACGATCGGCGCGCCGTCCTGCTTTCTACGAACTTCAGGGTCAGCGCCGAGACGGCCGGTGATCGTGCATTGGTTAAGGTCGCTCAAATCAGCCTCCATTAAGCGGATGAAGCGAAAGAAGTCGGTCTTCGTGCCGGCGATACTTAGCCGCCAGCTCGTCGTAAGGAACCTTCTTCTCAAGGATCGCTTCTAGGTCGGTGAAAATATTGGTGAGATCGTCCACGTCCTTCGCAGCAGTCATTTGCTGCTCGGCTAGATCGAGACGGTTGAACTCAACGCGCTCCTTGGCGGCGGTGTAGTAGGACTCCGGCCAGATACCTTTGCGCTGCTCTATCTTCTCGGCCCAGTTATCCAGGCGTTTGAATGTCGTGCAGGAATCAATATCCTTTTGGATCTCTGCCCAGTTAATTTCCGTCTTTGCTTGGCTGGCGGACAGCTTGACCTTGGCACCTTCGCCCACAGGGGCAGAGTCCGCGCCGTCCGTATCATCAACCGCGGCGACCCCGATAAGGGACGTGAGCGCATAGCGGCGCGCATAGGTCATTGCCGAGCCCATAGCCTGATGGTTGCCATTGAGGCTGCAAACGGGGTACTCGCTCTCCATGCTCTCGCCGGATGAATGAGCAAGGCGCGTGATGAGGATGATTGAACCGTCTCGAATGGTCGTCGGCTGAGTGATTGCTAGGCCGTGCTTGGAAAGAACCGGCATCACCGCTTCGAGGACATCGCCAATATCGGCGTACATGTACTTGTACTTGCCAGTGTCAGCCGTCTTCGTCTTCTCAGGGTTCTTCAGCTCCCCCTGCGCCGCAGCAAGGGCTGCGAACAGATTGTCGTGAGTGATAACTTGCGCTTCCATTAGATTGCTCCTGCGGCAAGAAAGCCGATGTAGAAGAAGACAGCCATCGCAAAGGACAGCTCAGTTTGCGCGCTCCTAAGCATCGGCTCGATCCTTTGCCTTGAGTGCTGCGTCGATCTCGTCCGCTGCGTCTGCGAGGCTGTCCCGCGTCGGGGGAAGGCCGCACTTGGCGTCTTCGTCCCAATGCCTGATCCATGCACGCTGCATGCGGAGAGTGTTTTCGAGGCGGGTGATGCGTGCTTCCGGGGTCATCGCAGGTCCGCTCCCGAAACACGAAGACCAAGGGTCCGTTGATTGAGCGTCGAGTAAGCTGGCTTCCATGCCGGCGCTTCGAACTCACGTTCACGGTTGATTTCGAAATATGCTTCTCCGGCCAGCTCGGACGCCGGAACCGCTTCATCTTGGAAAACCTTCGGATCACAGCCGAGATAGAAGCTCAGGGATGCAAGGTCCGAAAAGTAGCTCTTGAGGTGGAGACAAACTGCGGCCTCGCACTCTTCGTCCGAGGAATTGCCAGCGATGGCGCCGAACAGCTCTTCAATCCGGCGATGCATTGTGGCCTTTACGTCCATCATGCTCATGTTAGTGGTCCTTGGGTTGTGGGGAGGTCAGGCGATCGGGTCCAACTCGGCAGCGATGTTCCGCATGATGTTGGCAAGCTCGGTCTTCGCCACCTGTGGGAGGTTGTCGACCTTCTCGGACAAGATGCTGACGTTCGTGTATCCGTGGGCGTTGTTGCTCGTGCGGAACAGGATCAGGCCGCGCTCGATATCCTTGCGACGGAAAGGCAATTCATGATCTGACATCACGCGGTCTCCCTTGCTTCTTCGCGAGCCTTTGCGCTGGCCTTCAGACGCTTGTCTGCGCATTTCTTGCAGTGGATGCCGTAGCTTTCGTTGGTGACACCCATCAGCGTTCCATGGCCGCGCTTGCCGCACTGACGGCAGTTGAAGTTCTCCTCTCGGAACCATCTGAGGCTCTTTGTCTCTGCCATCGGTATTCCTCGTTTATCTCCCCCGTGGGGGTGTGGAGTGGTTGGATATCCGCCGCAGTGAAGGGCGGATGCCGAAACACTTCAGGCAGCGCGGAGGCGGTCGCGAGCCGCTCGGTCTTCGTTGTCGATCTCACGAGCGCGGAGGAGGTACTGTTCGCAGAAGTCGCGGTCTTCGTCGGTCAGGGCTGCTGCGAAGAACGAGGACTTCGACATGAACGACGGGTCGCGGATGATCGCGATCATGTCGTCGGTGTAGTCGTTGTTCCAGAACTCGTGATCCGTGACCGCCGGACGGGCGACCTCAGCCAAATGGCGAGCCTTACGGAAGGCCTCCATGTGAGTGAGGTTGTATGTGACCTTCGACTTTTCCATCATCGTTCTCCGTTCGGTTGACTGTCTCAGCGGGCAGATCGTCCTGGTGGAGTCTTCGTGGCCGCTGCTGATGGTTGAAGATTAGCCTTCGACTGAAATTCAGTCAATCAAAAAATTCGTTGTGACTGAAAATTATTCGTGCGATAACGCGGCATGGATATCAGGAACGACAATGGTGACGCCGCTGCGGCGTTCTACGAAAAGCGCCGAAAATGGCTCGACTACACATGCGACCTGGCCTCGATCTCTGATCGAGCGTTTCGCGTCGGCTATTGGCTAGCGAAGAAGATGAACGGCCAGAACCAGTGCTGCTGGTATACGATTTCGCAGATAGCAAACCGCCTCAGCATTTCCCAAGACACGGTTATCAGGGCTATTGCCGAGCTGGAGAAAGAGGGGATTTTGATAGTCGTCAGGAGCCACAGAAAGCCGAACGTCTACTACATCCGACTACCCTTCGAATGGGGCTAGGGTCGCAAATATGCGTATTAAAAGGGTCGCAAATATGCGTGTCCAATTTATAAAGCTGAATTTCTAAATGGTTACGTTTGTTTTAAGGTTCTTGCTCTGAGGGTAGTTAATAGAAGGGCAGGAGTTTCAGAAAAGAGCACTAATACGAACTCGTTTCAAAACGGGTCGCCTGATCTGAAAACCATCAACCATAAACCCGAATGTGACGACTTTCGAAACAGCTGATGCACGATCTTGGGTATTGCCAGCCCCCTATTCGCCCTTATCGTGTTCCCGAAGGGGACAAAACACGAAGGGGGTGCTCCCAAAATGCTCAGAAGAGAATTTTTATCGGTGACGGCTGGGGCTGCAATTGGCCCGAAGGCTGTTCGCGGTGCTCGCCTGGACGAGCTTATAAGCCAGCTTGAACCTCTCGTAAGAGCCCAAATACCTGGCATCAAATCTTTTGAAATCACATACGACCCAGAAGACCCAAAGGTTCCGCTAGTCATCCTAGCGATGAGGGTTTAGCCCGTCTTCAGCATGGTCTCCACAACGGCGATAATCTGCACCCGACGCTCGGGAGTGGCCATCCTCAATTGCTGTTCTATGGACCAAACTGCTCCCTCGCGAAGAGGATCGCGCATCAAGAGATCGGCCGGCTGGCAGCCAAGAGCATCTGCCAGCGCCTCAAGCATAGGCTGACTATAGCCCTGCTTCCCTGTTTCGAGTTGGGAAATCGTCGAGGTGGCTACGTCCACACGGCTCGCCAACTGTTCCTGCGTCAACGCGCGGTGCTTCCGCCATTGCTTGATGAAATGGCGGGGGCCAGCGTCTGGTTTGAAGTTCGTGCGGACTCGCGTTCCCATGTCTTGAATTTTCGCCCTGATAAAAAAATCAATCCATAGCGGCTGACTGAAAACTTTTCGCTTGACTGAATTTCGTTTTGACTGAATATGGGGGTATGGAAAAGCTAATCGAATTCTTCAAAGCAAATCGCGGAATGCAAAAGAGGCTTGCCGACCATCTCGGCTTGCAGCCTTCGACAGTCTCGCAATGGCGCTCTGTGCCGGTCGAGCATCTCGCCGAGGTCGAGGACTTCACAGGCATTCCTCGCGCACAACTGCTTCCTGATGCGTTCCGGTCGGCGAGGGAGAGCGCAGCATGAGCGCCAAGCACATCTACTTCATCAAGCCAGTCGGAAGCGTGGGACCGATCAAGATCGGATGCTCCATGTTCGTCGATAACAGGCTGAAGGCAATCGCTCTTTGGTCGCCCTATCCGCTTGAGGTCATTTACCAGGAAGAAGGGGGGCACGATGTCGAGCGCAAGCTCCATAAGTGCTTCGCCGATCTTCATTCTCACCACGAGTGGTTTCATCCCGGCGAACGGCTTCTCAAGGCAATATCTCTGCTCAAGGAAGGGATGAAGATATCCGAGGCGATCGATCTCTCTGATGAGAGAGGGATTATCAATCACGGAGGACTCGGGAAGGGGTCCAAGCCTGAAACTGAGATACGCAAAGGGTTCCGGAGCTATAAGGCCAAGGTTCGGTGCGCTGTAGATAGGGCTCAGAGGGTGACAAAAACCAGAAGGTTCACGCCCGAAGACATCAAGGCAATCATCGATAAGTGGGACGGCTTTGTTGATTGGGGGCAACCGCATAACCCAATACGACCGAGCGCCGAAGAGTTCCGACGCCTCGATGAGTTCGTTGCTGATCCTGTTCTTCATTGCCTCACTTATCGCCAGTGGAGGGCCGCAGCATGACCGACACAGTAACCCTCGTTAACGAAGAGGCCGGCGTCGATTGCTGGAGCAAGGACATAGATTCCGCTCCCTGCGGTCATTGGCGACACTCTGAGCAGAAGTCTGGCGAAAAGGTGAAGGTCGTCACGGAGCATGTTCATGAGAACGTTTGGCTCTGGACGAAGTGCGGCAAGAAACTTCTGTCGCGCTGGCTGCCGCCGAACAAGTTCACGCCTAAGGGCAGGTGGGACGGCCTCGGTACTCATGAGCAACCTGTGGCTTGGCATCCGTATTTCATCCCGGCCGATCCTATCTTCTCCAAAGCCATTACTGCGGCAGAGGAGGCGGATCGATGAGCGAGGCCATACCCGACGACATCATGGAAGCGGCCGAAGAGGCTCTGGATAACCTTCTCTGCAATTGCGCCGAGTCTTGTGGCGGTTCTGCCGGTCTCCGCGCTGCTTCGATCAAGGAAATAGCCTTGGCAATTCTCGCCGAACGCAACCGCCGTCAACCGGAAGAACCTTCGACCTTTGAGAGGATCATGAAATGAGCGAACAACTCGCCCTGAATATCTATCAGTTCCTTGCATGGTCATTCATCTGCGTTGTCTGCGGCATGTTCTTTGGCGCTGGCGTCTATGCGTTCCTATGCCATTGGCTCGAAAGCCGAGGCTACAAGGCGCAGGACCACGACGCTCAGCAGCAGGAATACGATGATCTTTTCGGCACAGGAACGGTCGTAGAGGCCGGTACGCTGCGCATCCAATAATTCATCTACCTGCCGGCGCCCCTCCCTCCGAACCGGCAGTTAGGCTAGCCCGTCTCCTCTGTCTCCCTCCGAAGAGTTGAGATGGGCTAGCACCCTAATCCGGGGCAAGTCGCTAGAAAGTCTCATTACGACCGCGTGAGTGACCTGACCCAGTGAAATGAATGAGGAATCCTCGGCGTCATGATTGGCGTCTGCGCCTTTGGATTCCTGGTCGTCAGTGTGAATGCTCCTGAGGTTCATAGCTTCCGTCCTTTCTGACGGTTTCAGTGAACCACAGGGAGTTTCGGAAATGTCCGAAAAGGATTCGGAGAAGTCCAAAATGTCAGTAGCTGTTTTTTGCCAAGGCGCGTTGAAGAACGAGATAGCTCCTCCGAGCCTCGGGAACATGCAGCGGCGCATTCAGATCGCAGCCACCAAACTCAGGTGGTCGTACAGCAGAACCAAGGATGCTTGGTATGCTGACCCCCGTATATCAATCAAACCCGAAGAGCTGTTCCGCATCGAGGAAGTCAGCGGGCTTGTCTACGAAGCACGTCAGGAGGTGCGGAAGAATGATGACGCAATCGCAAGAGCCGAAGCTCTCCTCGGGAGCCAGGATCCGCATCTCCTTGGCGAGATTGTTGCTGCGTTGCTCCAGATGGTTGGCATTCAAAATCGCACCGGAGCTTAGGGACGAAGAATGAAGAGGCGCGGCTTTCTCGGATTCCTAGGTGGCGCGGTAGCGGTTGGACCGGCGACAGCAAAGGCTGCTGTGGCTGAACTGCCGAAAGGTCTTGGCGCCATTGGCCCTATGCCGCCAATGGGTGGCTTTTATGGCAATACCATATCGCAGGCGGTTGACGGTGGTGACTGGCGCCTGAAGGAGATAGCCAGCCTCAAGCGGTTCCTTTCCGGTGAACTGACCGACGAGGAGAAAGAGCAAGAGAAGCGTCGGCGTCTGAATTTCGTTTACAACTCGATAAATCAGAACGTCGCTGGCCTCCATTCTGTGTCGGGCGTCCACAAGATGCGCATGTTCGATGAGCAGATGTTCCGCCTCAATGCCAGGATCGAGCGTTCAGAGCGCAAGGGATATCTGGCTCGGCTGCTTAGAGAGGCGGCTCAATAATGCCGGCCCGCGTCCCTGAAAAGATCGCCTTCCTTAACGACGAGCTTACCGGCCTCCGGTCTCGCATGGCAGGAGAGCCGAACGCCACGCAAAGGCAGAAGCTGGAGATGTGGACCGATATCCGGGACGACTACGCGAAGTCTATGGAAGCAGCGCGCAAGCGTGAGGAGGCGGCATGATCAAGCTTGAACTCCCGTTTCCGCCATCTGTGAACTCTGCCTATGCCAACGGCGGCAATAAGCGCGGCCGGCACAAGACAGCACAGTATGTCGATTGGATCCGCCTTGCCTCCACAAAGGTCAAGGAAGGCCATCGCCAGGGAATGGGGCCATACAGCCTACAGATCGCGTTAGAGCGCCCAGACAAGCGCGCTCGGGACCTTGGGAATTACGAAAAGGCCCTGTCTGATTTTCTCGTCATGCACGGCATCGTGAAGGACGACAGCTATTGCCGGCGCCTCACGATGTACTGGACGGAAAACCTGCCGGCGCCGTGTGTGCTCATCATTCAACCCGCAGAAGAAGGTTTGGCAGCATGAATGCGCCTGTATCAGCACGTGGCCTATTCCGCGCCACCGGCAAGAAATCGAAGCCAGTCGCCATGCTTGACCTAGAGGGCAATATCGTCAAGGGCGCAGCATTGGAGCGTGAGCCTGATGAATTCTACCCGACGCCGCCAGAGCCGACGCGCGCCTTCCTCCATGCAGAGCTGAACCAGATTCGCTCATACGGCAAGGTGTGGGAGCCAGCAGCAGGCGACGGTGCGATGGTCCGAGAAATGCAGGTCATGGGTCTCGATGTCTTTGCATCCGATCTGGTTGACCGTGGCTGCGGCGCTGAAATCGCCTCGTTCTATGACTTCGATGAGGCTCCAGCGCCGGCCATAGTGACAAACCCGCCCTTCGCTGAATGCAATGAGCGCGACGGTAAAGGCCGCTGGATTTGGCACGCACTCGATAATCTCGGCGTCGATTACATGGCGCTTCTGATGAACTGGTCATGGCCGGGGGCAGGCGGACATGCTGGCTTGTGGGCCAAGCATCCCCCGGCACGTGTCTATCTCATGCGCTGGAAGATCGATTTCACCGGGCAGGGCGCCCCGCCAATGCTCAATGGCTGGTTTGTCTGGGACAAGCGGCACAAGGGCGAAACGGTTCTGCGCATGCTCGATCGCAACGATGCAAGACAGGGAGAATTGCTGTGACCAAGGAAGAACAATTCGAATCGTTCTGGAAATCGTACCCGCGCCGCGTAGCCAAAGGCGCAGCCCGTAAGGCTTGGGATAAGGCCATCAAGAAAACCACCCTCGAAAACATGCTCAAGGCGATCACCGAATACGTCGCCAAGAAGCCCGAGAAGATTGACTTCAAGCACCCTGCGACTTGGCTCAATGGGGAGTGCTGGGATGACGAGTGGGAACCGGTTCAAGCGCGTGTCCAGCGCCCATCGTTCGCCAACTACGGCCGTCCAGAGCCTATCAAGCCTCAAGAGCCCGCATCAGCCAAGATTGATCCCGAGCGTCGGCGTAAGATTGCTGAACTGGCCCGCCAAGCAGTGAGGACCATGCAGTGAAGGTCAACGAAGAGGCTCTAGATAAGGCAGCCCGCGAGGGATACGCAGTTCGGTGCAAAACAAATGGTCCGCGCGTCCTCGCTCGATACGCCTCAGATGACATCATGGCGATGCAGTTGAAAGACGATCGCACGATCATTCAAGCCTACCTCGATGCGACGTCCGAGGCGAATTGGCAACCAATCGAGACCGCGCCGAAGGATTGGACCGACATTCTCCTGTTTGATCCCGATTACCCCAGTGACCATAGGAAGGTATTTGAGGGGTATTTCGACGCAGATTTAGAGTGCTGGCGTGCTGCGGACACTGGTCTTCGGCGGGAGATATTTCCGACCCACTGGCAACCCCTCCCGGAGCCACCGAAATGAAAGACCTCCGCCAATCCCAACTCTCCCAAATGCACAGAGAGAAAAGAGCCCTCATAGCCTCGGGCGTGGATAGGGACCGGTGGCTAGCGAAGGGCAAAGCGAAAGAGTTCCCGCCAGGCAGTACGCATGCATGGGCGAGAGATGAAGTCTGGGGCCCTATCGGCTCGAAGGAGAATATCAATGCAGCATGACACACAGTTTGCCAAGCAGGTACATCACTACGCCGCGGTACGTGATAGGATCATGAACCC